GGTTTTTATTTTGATGGAGTTCTTTATCATACAGCAACATTTACCGCCACGAATGGAGGACATGAGAGTCAATCGTATATAGCAAATCAAGGAAAGAATGCGTGGGTACAAATCGGAGGAAAAACAAACGGATTAACTTATACATAAACAAAATGGAAGTATTTTAGCAAAAACTCTAAAAATATTATCTATTGTAATATTATAAAACTCGAATTAAATGTCTCTTTCTTCAGCATCTTCATTTTCAATCGCAGGAACTGGCGTTAAACAGCAGGGAACACTCACATTTGTTGCGACCCAGACATGCACAGTCGCAGTCCCTCAGATCACCGCTACAGATATTGTGCTAACCCAAATCCGCACACAGACCGCCCGAACCAATCCTGACGTGGGTCTTGATGGTCTTTTCACAGTCACCGTTACTCCTGGAACTGGTTTTACTTGTATAAGTTTAGATGTCGCTTTTGCAGGAACTGTTGCCTATGTTGTTCTTGCTAACGGTCTTCCTGATGTTGATGTCACCTCTGCTTAAACCTTTAGACATGTGTAAGGTGTGTATGGTTGGAGGCATCTTGAACACGATATTAGGACCATCACTCGTATCCATATTTTTCGATCACTCTTGAAAAATATTGATAAAACATAGCTCAACCCTACACACTCTACACAATTTACATCTTCGATTGGATTATTACCATCATATAATGGATTATTACTCGAAAAATATAGAAATACAGTAAAAATCTAACTGTTTTACATTATGATAAGGAATAATAAATTTATTATTCCTGTAATAACCTATATTCAGTAGATTATTCCTTCCCATATTAGATTATTACTTATAATTGTCGAAAAAAGGATTATTACATGAATTATTTAGGAAAATATATAAGTTTTTTATATAATTATATGGTATAGGCAAGATGACTCAACCAACCCAGATATATTATGACCTGTCGGTCGTGAATAACATACAACCATCAAACACGCAATCACAAACATCACAGCAAAACCGTCTGACCTTTACTGAAGTCCGTAGTAGTCCAATTTTAGACAATCCGTCTGACTACTTTCTCTCGATCGTTCGCTTTAATTTAGACACCGCTGGAGGCATGCCTCTCTTTGTTCCTCAGATTGATCTGCAACAACCCATACCTCAACCAACCGAAACTTCATACTTTGTGAGCATAGAATACAATAACGCATTAGCACCAGCAGATAGATTGATCTCAAAGCAAAGAGTTATATATGTACCACAATCGAATATTTATCTACCCCCGACTCCGCCTCTTACTATTGAGAAGACCACGCAACCTTATTACTGGTTGAATACATTTCAGGCGTTTATCTGTATGATTAATAAGGCATTAGAAGATGCATATAATGATGTTCTTGCTCAGGCAACAGTAGCAAGTATTGCTCTTCCTGCTAATTGGACAACCCCTCCTCTTCCGATCCCCTATTTATTGTGGGACAATCAGCGCTCTATTGCTACTTTAGTTGCACAAACGCCAATATTCGAAGGAAGTTGTTTAGGAGGAACTACTCCTGTTACTACAAATAATGGATTCATATACTTCAATACCGCCCTTTATCAACTCTTTAGCTCATTTCAGGCGTTTCATAATTATACCTATTTACCCAATCCTCCAACTGCGAATGACGGTCAGGCAAATTATTTAATTAAGGTGTTTGACAAAAAGGGAGGAACAGGAGACAATTATGTTGTTTTGGACGCTACTGCTGGACCTCCTTATAATGCCTTGTTTATGGAACAGACGTATTCAACTGGTGCAACTCTGTCTCCTATTCAATCGCTTATCTTCACTTCATCACTTGTTCCAGTTCTTCCCCAACTAACTAGCATACCAAGAGTTTTATCTGGTCAGAATGGCGATTCTGGACAAAATGATAACTTAAGCAACGAAATCACAGATTTAGTGGTTAATTTAGAAACAGGAACGGAATATTTTCCAAGCGTTCTTTATTTACCGACCGCAGAATATCGACTGATCGATTTACAAAGCAATTCCCCACTTTACGGTATTCAGATTAGCGTTGCGTGGAAAGACGTTTATGGAATCACTCATGATTTCTATTTACAGAACGGGGCAAACTGCTCTTTGAAAATATTATTTAGAAAAAAGGATCAAGGAGTATATTAAACTATTTTAGGAAATAAAGCGATAAATACATTTTTTTTTATCTTTGTATAACTTATAAAACAAAGATAAAGATGGCTTCAGCTGATTTCGACAAGATTTGCGTCCAAGACGACCTCCTTCTGACTACGGACAAAGTTCGCTATGCCGTATTCAAGGGCGCTCAGAACATCACCCCTTCCCAATACAACGCTATTTCTACTAGTACTTCCAGTATTACATATAATGTGCAGTTACCATCAGAATCCACAGTTTTTAGCAGACGCATTATGGTCGAGACCGACATGACTGTTTCTTTTTCTGCTACTCCAACCGCTTCTATGCCTGTTGGTCAAACTGTGGTTAATTTAGGATACGCTTCAGCTCTTGGTCCATTCCCTTTCCACTCATGTTGCAACACTATTCAGGCAACCATTAACAACAACACCGTCTCACAAAATCAAAGGGATATTCAGTTTCAGTTGCTTCGTTTTGGTGATCGTCGTGAGGTTGCTCGTTATAACAACGCTACCCCTACTCAGTATGACTCTTACTACTCTTATACCGACGCTCTTGGTGCTAACAACAACCCCAACTCTGCTTGGAACGACAACGCTCTTGACCAGGACTTTCAGGGACGAGGTGGATTCCGTGTTATTGCTATTACTGGTAACACTCCTAAGGCAAACGCTGGTGATGTTGCCGTCCGAAACATCACTATTCGTTTCCTCACTCGTGAGCCGATCATGATGTCTCCGTTTCTCTGGGCTGACCCTGAACGTAACAATTCTGGGCTCTTCGGCGTGCAGACCCTTAACTTCGTCTTTAATTTGGGCTCTGCTAACCGTGCGATTCGTCTTGCTCACGGTCCAGCTGGTCCTGGTGTAGCTGTTGAAGCTAATGCTTGGTATTCCGTCACTCAGCCCCAAGTTTCCGCAATTACTTCTTCTCGTCTGCTTATGCTCTTCCTTACTCGTCAGCCCTCTAACTTGGTTAGTGCAAGAGTGGTCTGCCCCTTTGCTGAGTATCCGAGATATTTAACTTCTGTTTCTCAGACGTTCGCTCCAGGTGATGTCAAAGAGCAGACCTTTCAGAGTATTCAGCTGAACTCTGTTCCTGATAAATTGATTATCGTTGCTAGGAAGAAACTCGCCGACCAAACTCCTTGCGATTCTGACAGCTTTCTTGCTATCAAGAAGATCAATATCTCATTCAACAATAAAAGTGGGCTTTTGAGCGGTAGTGATACGTGGGATCTGTGGCGTATGTCTGTTGAGAGCGGTTCTAATCAGACGTGGGCTGAATTTAGCGGTTCTGCTTACCAGTCCAGCGAGAATCCTCCCGTTAGTGCTACTGCACTTCCTGCTGTCCTCCCTCTTTGTGGCTCTGTTCTTGCTCTTGATTTTGGAAAACATATTGAGCTTGATGACGTATATGCACCTGGCTCTATCGGTGCGTTCCAGTTGTTGTTCAAAGTTGAATTGGAAAATCAAACTGGTCTTGCTATTGCTTCCAACGAGTATGAACTTGTGCTGATTACTATGAACAGCGGGGTATTTTGCGTTGAAAGAGGTACCAGTCAGACATATACGGCTATTTTGTCTCGTGCTGACGTTCTTGCCGTCTCATCTCGTCCTCAGATTTCCAACTCTGGTCTTGCCCGTATTGTTGGCGGTAATATTGAGGACAAGGTTAAGATGTTGGCTGGTCCTTTGATGGACGCTGTTGGTATGGGTATGTCTGGTGGTGGTTTGTCTGGTGGCGGTGCTTCTGGCGGTGGTCAGTCGGGCGGTGGTCAGTCGGGCGGTCGTATGGCGAAACATTTAGGCATGTAAATCGCTTAAAAACATCTTTAGTAAATAATATGAACTGGATAACGGTTCAATAAACCGATGTGGCGCAGAGGAAGCGCGCTGGGCTCATAACTCAGAGGTCACCCGATCTAAACGGGTTGTCGGTAATTAAATATAATATGCAAAATTAATATCTTTGCCTATTATAGAAAGATGCCTATCAAACTTCCTCGTCCTCCTATTAAACCCGTTGTTGATTTAGCAAAAAGGGCAATATCCACTTTGTGTCCGAACCCTAACATTTCTATATCACTACCCCCCAAAATTACTTTTGGTTGCCGTTGAACATTCAGCATTTTTCTCAAGAAAATCTTTTTGAGAAAAATTAATATAAACCATCTTCACGCCAGTTGGCGTTGGGGTAAGGAGTCCAAACTCCACCACGTTTCACGCTTTCAGGAGCTGGTTCAGGATCACTCATACAAGGAGAGCCAAACGACACATGTCGAAATCCTAAACGTTCTGCTGTTGTAGCTTCCAGCTTCTTTTTCAATTCAGCATTCTCCTTTTCTAAACTTTCTATTTTTTTGTATAAGTGTTGAACTTCATAATAGGCAACTGTACCCTCCATTTTTAGAATAATAAGATATTTTATTTTTTATCAACTTATCAAGAAATATCATGATAATCGATTTCACAGTCGAAATGAAAAAAAATTGATTTGGATTTACGATTCATTATCATATAACAGCGATCAATCAAGAACATCAAATAATGTCTCGAATCACCGACTGTGTAAATACCGACCTTCCCTTGTATGCCGACGATCCAAGATGCTCTGCTCTCATACAAAATGAAGAAATCCTGAAGGCGATCGCCTTACTGGAAGCAAACAAGTTTCAAGTCCATTTCCAACCTGGAGTTGATATTGTAGGGTCGTTAAACTACAATATCAAATGGGTCTCAGAACTGCTGAGCGAGAAGAAGGAACTTCAGAAGCAACAGGACAAAAATCATCTGTTAATTTCACTACTAGCCCATACCCTCAAGAGCTACGAAAAAGATGTATTTGAAATGAGCGAGGACGAGGACGACGAAGCGTGGAAGCACGCGGTGGGCTGGAAATGTGTCGAATGCGGGAACAAATCAGAAGACGAAATGTTCGCATATCATGAGGTCAAATATCACAAGGACTTTGGAACGTTGTGCTTGAAATGCTACGCCGAACAGGAATCTCAAGAAAGAGTAATCGCAGATTGAACGCTTCGTAGGTCACCTACGATTGTCGCATTACACACGCAATTATGCTTATAATACCCCTGCTTAGTGGAAAACATCTTAACATACTCGTATAGATGTGTGAGCAGATTTTTTTCTTCTGCGAAACTGCTATTGTGTGAT